GAATAGATTTTGTTTCTTCGTAAAGTTCTTGTGGTGTCATAAAAAATAGATATGTAAATGTATTATATTAGGCTGCTTCTAGTGCGGCAACTTTAGCTGCTAACTCTTGAACTGCTTTTGTTAAGACAGCAGTTAGTTTTTGATAATCTACGTTTAAAGGAATAATTTCGGTATCTGACTCCTGCTTTGTAATAATAGACTTTGGTCCAGTAGGAACTATTTCAGGTATTAATTTAATAACTTCTTCGGCAATAAAACCTAACTCTACTTCATTGTTGCAATCTGTTCTTTCATATATTCTTGGTTGCAATTTATTTATAGTATCTAGTCCATAAGGTACATTTTCAATATTTGTTTTAACTAAGATTGTTGAAGTATCAAAGAATACTGCACCTGTAAGAGAATTGATTTTTAAAAAGGCATTACCTGTGCCAGCAGTTAAATTGTGAAACGATAGTCCAGCACTAACAGTTTTTATTCTTGCAGCACCACCAAATTTTATGTCTACTCCTGCTGTACCTCCATCAAGATAAATTCCATCAGATGCTCCAATAGAACCTATAACTCCTCTTGCAGTTCCATTATTTCTAAGTTCAATATTATTTCTATCATTTCCACCTGTACCCATTCTATTAACAACTATAGGTTCTACACTTGAAGAAAAAACAGACCCCGCACCACCTACGCCAGATAGAAAGACTCCTTCCACTGTGCTACTAGCTGCTGGACTTGTAGTAACTCCTATACCTACGTTCCCAGACGTATCTATAGTCATTCTTGTTGTATCATTTGTCATTAAATTAAACTTATGATCTGTAGTAGTTCCAATTGATATAGAAGTACTTGGATCATCATATTTTATTGCTGATTTCACAGCACCACCCTGTCTTGCAAAGGTTGCAATATCTACAGAAGTATTACTAGCTCCGTCATATAATGCTTCACAAGATAATACTGTTTGTCCTGCTGCCTGATGTTTTATTTGTACCTCACCACTCGTAAGTATTGATACTGTATCCGTGCCAGTATCTTGTATTTTTAATGCACCACTTGTATCATCTCGATTAAAATTCCAATAACTTGTATTGCTGTTTGAAATTGCAAATTCTCCTCTAACATCTAAAAGTTTTTGTGGACTTGTAGTACCTATACCAATTTTGCGATCTGTAGCCATGAACATGGCTATTCCTTGAGCGGTGCTAAATTGTAATTCAGAACCATTAGTACCATCAGCAGTTCTTGGATTAACAATAGAAGACCAATTATTTCCCTCACCGTTATAAAACCTTATAGAATAATCTGTTCTATGACTAAATGCTAATTGTCCTGTAGCTAAATCTAATTCAGTTCTAGGACTTGATGTCCCGATCCCTACTGCATCACCAGTTAAAATAATGTTGTCTGACGCTGTTAGTGTTAAGTCATCAGTTGAGTGATTATATTGAATTTTTCCAGCATTATTATTATTACTATCTCCAAAAGCTATCGTCTGAGTTCTGTTATTTGCTGCTGGTGAAAGAAAACACATTCCAATATCTTCATTACCACCTTCAATAGAAAATTCATTAAAGCCTGCTGAAGAAGTAGTACCTGAATCTCCGACTGAAATTTCTAGAGAGGACGAAGGAGAATTTGTGCCTATACCTATCCGATTATTACCAGCATCAACAAAAAACATATTTACATTGCTATCACTTTCAATTCTAAAATCTACATCTTCTCCATCTTCATTAAATATTGTTGTAGTACCAAGCTCTAATCTTTCAAGACCAGCAGTAGAAATATTAAATGTATTTGCAGCACTGAAAAATATTCCTGTGTTTAAATTTGATCTATTAGCTAGTGCGGGTGCAGTTTTTGTTCCATCCTCTAAAGTTAACGTACCATCAAGTTGTAAAAGTTCTACCCAGCCGTTATTTGCTGAGTTTCTTATTTTTAAAATCCCGTTTGAAGTATCAGCCCACCACATATAAGCGTATTTAGTTCCTGGCTCTGAATCACTTGAATTATTACTTACAATCGCTGATAAAGCATTATTAATGTCAGATCTAACATTTGCTCCCGTGGAGTTGTCTATAACATAATCGTGAGTTGCCATTTCCTAATCCAAAATTTTCTCTAAGTATATCCTAAACCAACATTAACTACCACGTCCAAAACCTACTGCTGTAAAACTAAATGTTTTATTTATAGGATTATCACTTGCATTAAGAAACTTAATAGTAAAACCACTTCCAGATATGTTTGTTAATTCAAATCTTTCATTAGCTGCTAAATCATTTGCAGTGATTCCAATACTAGGTTTTTGTGAATCAACAGCTACATCAGTGCCACTAGCACCAGTAAAAAATGTATGGTCAAAAGTAACAGCAAGACCAGAGGCACTTGTACCACTATCTAAGGTTTTTTGCTCTACTCTTCTTTCTAATTCTGCTGTATAACCTAATTGATCTATTTCAATACTTTGTGCAGGATCGTTACTTCTTAATTCACATCTAAATTTAAATCCCCTTCCAATATGTGTACCATTAGCAAATGTATTAAATGTCTTACCAGAAAAATCACTATCCTGATAACTTGAACCATTAGAAGGAGCAGCAGTAGTTGTAGCAACTAATAATTTAGCATTAACATCAAAAGCTGTAGCCGCATCAAAGTCAGTCCAAGTATCTATATTTGCAGTTCTTTTATCAATTAGATCATTAGGATAAAAACCCTGTGTTACAAAATGTCTTGTTAATCTAAGTGGATGGGCAGATCCTAAATCTAAAATATTAGCAAAATCGTAAGTACCAACTGTATCTACAGCACCTAAGAAATCAAAATCAGCAACAGCATCAAAATCAGTTACATCATCAAGTGTGAGTAAAGACGCAAGAACAAGACCATTAACCTCTTCACTAAAGAAGCAATCTACCTTTGTGCCACTAAAAGCTGGATTGTCTGTATCTTCTCTATCTGTAAATGCAACAAGCTTTGGAAAAGGATCAGGATTTGTAACAACTACAGATGTTTCACCAGCACTTAATCTGCCTCCATCATCTCTAAATTTTAAAATATACTCACCGTCAATCGCTGGAACGAGCGTTTCACTGACCGATCCAGGTAGTCTGGGGATAATGTCAACAGAATTTGTAAATGTACCACTGCCATCTGTAAGATTACTATGTCTTACAACTACGTTACCTCCATGCAGTACATCAACGTCTGTAGATTGATTAAAACGTAAACGTAGAAGTTGATCTGATACTGGTTCTACAAGTAAGCCTGAGACATCAGAAGGTAAAGCTGTTTTGCCAAGAGCATCAAAAGTTAAAGTAGCTGGATCTGCCGATGGTTCGTATGCTGCATTTAAACTAAATACTCTAAATTCATATTGCCCTGGACTTGCATCAAATATTTCAAAATCAGTTCTATTAATGGTAACGGTTGTAAAGTTTCCATTATTATTACGATATTGAACTTTATATAAACTCACACCTTGAACACTTGAAAAGTCCAGAATAATCTTTACTTTTGCCTCTTCTTCTTCCACGTAAAACACTTGTGAAGCAGTTAGGTTGCCAGGAGCCTCTTTTAACTCACTAAGAATAGATACATTTCTAACAGGTAAGTCTGACCCATCTTCAATAAATGCAAATTTTCCTGCGTTATAAGCAACACCGACAACTGCATAATTATCTTCAGATTCAGTTACACTTACAATTCTCCATGTCGTAGTTTGTAAAGTTGTATTCTGTAAAATCCAAATACTATTCACATTTGGAGCAGATGAAAAAGCAGATGAGACAGTTATTACTGCACCACTAATACCAGTTACACTCCTACTTTCAACTGAACCATCAGACAAAATAACGCTAAGTGTAGGACTGTTAGTTGCATCCAAATCTGTATTTGCCGTATCATCTACAGTTATTGCTGTAGTAGTTGCTGATTTAATTCTTCCTCCTCGCCTTACTCCTGCTCTTACTGGATCGCTTACTTCTATAACTTGACCTGGTCTAACAATAACTCCTTCTGCTAAACCAGTTGTAAAACTAATTGTTTCAGTAGAATTTTGCTCCTCAAATAACATAAATCTTCCTAGTCTTGCTGCCTGACCCCTTGAAGTACAGGCAAAACCAGTTACTTTCTTATGCAAAGCTCCATATTTTGTTTTTGCAGTTGTATCTTCTACAGTTTCAAAATCTAATTCCTGGTTTTCCATATCAAAATATGACACAGAGATCATAGTAGATCTTGCTTTCAAACTTGTTCCTGAGTAAGAAAATCCTGCCTCTGTAACATTAGATAAGTTAAATAGATAACTAGGATCTGTAGGTCTATCCTGAGAAAGTGTAAGAGATCCTGCGTTCCAAAAAGTTATAGCTCTCATTACTGAAGTAAGTGCATTTATAACTTCATAAGCATCTTGTCTTGATTGAAGAATGGTATTGCAACTAAATCTAGGTTCTTGTCCTCCATTACCATCATCAACTAATTCAGAACAGTAGACAGAGGCACTATAAAAAGCAAATTTATCTAATTGAGATTCTGTTATGTGATCTCCTAATCCATATCTGGTATTTGTTAAAAGATCAAATAAAATCCAAGCTGGATCACTTGTCCAATGTTTTGTAGTAGTAAGCGTTCCATTAAAAGTACCTGAATAAGTTATTCTTCCTGTTGTTGCATCTACAGTTCCATTATGAGGTATTTTTATCTTCACCCCACGAACTTTATACATTCGCCCTGGAACGGATGAAAATTGTTCAGAGTCAAATCTTAAGGCTACATGGGCTATATCAGGATAAGGTCTTTGCTCATCAATGATTTCAGTAAATGATGAAAAGAAAAATTCATCTCTTAATTTAGTGGGATCTTCAGCGTTATCCGTTACTCTTTCAACAGTTATTGTTATAGGAAAAGTACTAGGAGTTCCAGTATTGGCATCGAGTAAATTAATTCTATAATCCCTGGCATATGAAGATGAACTTCTGCCTGTTATGGTGTCATCTATTGGAGTGCTTGTCGTTCCGTCACCTTGAAGAATATTTATTTTTAACCTTACTGATGTACCATTTATATCACCATTTGTTTCAAACTTTTGTAAAGAGTTAAATCTAATCGTAACTCTTACGGCATCTACATTTGAATTGGTTATCTGTCTTGATACTGGTGTTCCTTTTTCTACTTTTACCCCTACATTTGTTTCTGTTTCGATATTTACAATGCCAGGAATAAAAGTTTGATTGCTAGTGCCAAATCGAGGTTCAAATTCTACATTTTGAAAATTAAAATCTGTATCTTGAAGATTAGTTACATCAGCATTAGCTCTTAATACTGGAGTTTTTCCTAAAAAAACATCTTTTAATGCTGCATTATTGTAATTAGTTGTTCCTTTTGTAAATCCTGCTGCTGAGGGAAAACCTTCAATTTCACCTTCACTAAGAGCATCAACAATAGTAGCAAATTGCTTACTACTTAGTGCATCTTTCGGTAACGTAGCATCAATTAAATCTCGTGCAATTTCTGAAAATCCAGAGAAAAATGCCATTACGCTGTACCTTCTATCTGTACTGTATCAATTCCTGCGGATACTACTAGCGATCCAGCAAATATTTCTCCATAAATTATAGGCAAAGCTGTTCCTGCCCTTGAAGTATTTTGTACTCCACTGAATGAAAAGTTTTGAGCTTGTGGATCATCTGATACTCCAGGAGGTTTGGGAACAGGGGTAAGCATCTCTGCTGTTCCTGATAATGCTAAATAGATACCAAAGTTTCCTGCTGCTGCTGCCAAACTAGCACCTAATCCCCCGCCTACTCCTGCACTGAAACCTAACCCAGTAAACCCAGCACCCGTAACACCTGTTGCACCAAAAGCACCAAAACCACCTGTAAGCCCTACTGCTGCTACAATTGCCACTCCTGTTAAAACCTTACCAAGACCTTTAGAACCTGTTACTACTGGAACAATTTTTATTTCCTGTTGACCTAAAGGATCTAATAAATCATCTTCACTAATATCAGTTTTTCCTACTTTTACTTGATAAGTTTGTTCCATCATATGACGTTCCAGATGAGGAAAGTTTGCTAATAAAAATTTAAACGAATCAATAGGTCTATTAATTTCAGCTTTAAAAGTACGTTGCCCTAAAAAACGAGCTAATCTTCCGTAAACTTTTATTTTATTGAGCATAGCGATACCTCTTCTTAGTACAGTCTATATGGTGTTGATCGTAAAGTTCTCTACAACTAAGTCTTTTCACACAATGTTGAAAAATAGTTTGACTTCCTAGATATAAAGCTACATGGTCTAATTTTCCTGTGTTTGTTGTGTCCATAAGAAGAACATCACCCTCTTCTAAATCTACAGTATCTTCCAATTCAACAAAACCAGTTAAAGGTAAACCGTGTTCAAATAATGGATTCTCTGAAAATTCTTTTGGACTTTTTGGTCTATCCCAATGTTTTAATTTAATATTCTTTTTTTCTTCATACCAATCATGTATCAAACTCCAACAATCCTGTATATCCCATACCCATTCTCTGCCTATCAATCCTTTCTTATAACCAGAAGGTTCAAAATAATTCCATTGCTCTGGTTCTGGAGTAACAATATAAAAAGGTAAGTCTAAATATTCGCAACTAGCTAAGTCTGCTTGACTAGGAATCGGAGGGTGATTTGGGTGACTATGAAAAACAGCAACTATTTCACCAGCATCTTCAGCTTTGACCCAATCATCAGGATCTATAATAAATTGATCTTCTAAGTCTTCAGCAAGATTTTTACAGGGAAAGTATTTTTCTTTACCTTTATAGACAGCTAACAGACCACAGGCTTCATGTGGTGCATCTTCTTTCGCGTGTTTAAGTGCAATGTCTTTCCAAGTCATTAGACAAACGTGCCGATACCAGGAAATATTGCTCTAGTTGCTATTCTCTTCGGTAGTTTTACGTTAACTAAATCAAGTGCAGAGATAGCTTCCCACTGAACAACATCTCTATTTTCAGTTATTTTTCTATCTAAAAAGTAAATTTCTTGAGGAAACTCTGCTGTTGGGTCGGGAGTTCCAAAAGGATTAGTATTTGGAGGTGTGGTTGGATCATTCATTTGTATTATCCAACCCATAGCATTACCATGAGTGCTGCAATAATACCTTAAATCATTTGGAGCACTTGGATAAGCTGGTTCATAAGTAACTGTTGCTCCTGCTTGACCAGGAGTTCCACTAACAGTTGTAGCTTGCTCTCCACCAGCATCAGATTTTATTCTTAGTGGATGATTTAAATTTGAAGGGTCTGATTGATCAAATATATACTTAGAACCACGTTTCATTTTTAAAACAGGATTACTAGTACCATTAATTGCAAATCTAAGAGTACCACCTAAATCTATTACTGTGACTGTATAAGTTACAGTTTCAACATCCCCAAAATTAACATTATCCAAAAATTTAGCTAATGTTCTAATTCTTACTAATTTTGATCCGTTCAAATCATTACCAATAGTCGTTTTATTAGCATCTTGCATAAGTGCAGTGATCGTCCCAAAGATATTACTTACCGAGATTATAGGTCTAGGTAAAGTGCCTGTAGAGCCGAAATCAAATCCTTCACATTGAATTGGAAATCTTTCATAAGTATTACCAGCCCATACAATATTTCCATTAAGTTTCATGTTTGAACCATTATGAAAAAGATGAACAGTAGATGAACCATGTAAAGTTGTATCTAATGTCAATGTAAACAATTCAATAATTGCTCCAGGATTTATTGATTGTAAGTCTGAAACTGGTACTGCCATTAGGTTTCGAATACTTGTTCAAATGTTGCTGTAATTCTATTACGCTCCAAATCAAACATCTCTCTATTAAAACTTCTACATATCCACTGATAGCTCGCAAGGTCATCAGGAGGTGACCAAGTAAATGATGCAGAATCTTTTCCTCTTGCTTCTAAAAATGTTTCAATTTCATCTGCATCTTCATCATCTACATTAAAAGTAAGACTCCAAACTTTTGGGTCTTGGTTTAATCCAAAGGTTGTACGCTGCTGATAACCGTCACCAAACTGAGTAATTCTTATTTTTGGCTGACTACGTTTTGTAGCAGAATATGATGGATTGTAATCAGGGAAAGTAGCCATTATCTTGAAAGTAAACCTCCAGGTCTTTGTTGTTTGACAAGTTCACTTTGAACTGCAACAGATATAAGTCCACCAAGTTCT